GCGGCAGCGGGAACGTGGACTGGGTATCGAACGCAGAACAGAACGCAAACTAGAGGAAGGGTACTAGGGCCAGTGGCACGGTGCCACTGGCGAGACTCATGGACTACGTAACACGAGAGCATTGGGGGGCGAGAACCCCCACGAAGGCGTGGACGTGGCTGCGCCCGTCACGAGTTGAGGGCGTTGTCGTACACCACAGCGGTGTAAAAGACGGCCCGCGTGGTGAGGCCGCCGTGCAAGCCTTTGAGGCTCATCATATGACCACCCGTGGGTGGTCATCCATTGCGTACAACTGGCTGGTGGACGTCGATGGGGTCATTTACGAGGGGAGGCGCAAGGGTGCAGTGGGGGGTGCTACGAAGAACTGGAACTTCAAGACGGAGGCGGTGTGTTACATCGGTGATGGTGATAAGCCGTTGCCGCATGAGGCAGTCAACGGGTTGAAGTCCGTCATAGACCACTTACAGGTGGAGTATGGTGGTTCCCTATGGGTGAAGGCGCATCGGGATTTCGCTTCTACGGATTGCCCGGGGACTTGTCTGTACGACTGGGTGCGTACCGGGACGCCTGCTGCTGTGGTGCCGGGAGGAGTCGCACCTCCGGTGGACTGGGACGAGTTGATTCGTTACTTTTTCCTTGTCGGGAAGCAGTTGCTGATTTACCCGTTGAAGAGGGGGGCACGGGGGTCAGTGGTGAAACTGGTGCAAGGAGCGTTGAACCGCAAGGGGTTCAACGTCGGGCACGTTGATGGCGTGTTCGGTTGGAGGACGAAGCGTGCTGTGCGGGATTTCCAGCGCAGCCGTGGGTTCCTAAAGGCGAACGGGGTTGTTACCAAGGTGACTTGGGACGCTCTGTTCTTAGGGTAGGAGGTGCATTTCGATGCCCAAGGGTAAAGGTTACGGAACATTCGAGGACACGTTCGGCAGTCAGAATGACCAGCCGTACAACTCCACGTCGTCGTTCAACATGTGGGATATGTCGCAGAAGGCCAAGAAGGCTGCTGCGTATCTCCGCGAGACGAAACTGGGGAACGCCAACAGCGGCGGACGCCCCTTCGGGAAGTAGGACACTATGAGGGATGGTTCAACGCCACGCCCAGTGAAGGCCGAACAGGTGCTTGTCACCACAGTGAAAACTGGTGGCGGCATCGGTACCGTCGGGTCACCGTCGAAGGCGGGGGCACGCAAAGCCTTGTTCGACTGATGGCGGGGAAGAAAAAGCCCCGACGCCCGACGTACTAGCATGCCGCTGCAACGCGGCACGTCCGATAAGGTCGTGGGTGCTAACATCGGCAAGTTAGTTGCCGAAGGTCACCCGCAGAAACAGGCAGCCGCCATCGCCTTGAAGAAGGCTGGGCGCTCCAAGGAGAAGCGAGCATGAATCCACATTTAGCCGACAAGGTTGAAAGAGCAGCCGCTACTTTTACTCAGGCATTTTTGAGTGTCTTTGTTATCTCTGACTTGTCCACCGGCCGGACTGCGCTTGTCGCTGCTGGTGCAGCGATCCTTGCTCTAGCCAAGGCGTGGGCGAAAGAAGTTTTGGATAGTCGTGCCCGGTAATGGACACAGAGTGGGATGCCTTTCTTGCTGAGCATGGTGATGAGATCGCCACGACGGTTCGGGAATCATTCTCTCAGAACGCCCACCTGTTTGACATAAATGATGGCACGCATGCTTCGTGGCATGGAAGCCAACTGGGAATCCTCATGGTGTTTACTGAGGACGAGGCGGAACATCTCGCTTCGGAAGAGTGGCGTCTGAAAGAGGGCTTCGCTTCGATGCCTGCATTCCGCGAGTTCCTTGGCCGGATGCTGGAGGACTTGACTACCCGGGCGGTGGAGAGCCGCTTCGGGGATCCTATGGAGTAGGCAACTCCAGTCCTAGGGCTTCAGCGAGCAGTAGTTTCCCCTCGTCGCGTCGACGCGCCACTGTGGTTTTCGGGATGCCGGTGTAACGCTCCACTTCGCGCAGCGACATGCCTTGGCTGTAAATCATCTGGACGGCGAGAGCGCAGTCTTCCGTCATGGACGCCAATGCGTCCCTGACGGCAGCACCCCGGTGGGTGAGGTCGCTTTGGCTGCCTTCTCTGGCGTCGGCGCTTACTCTGATTTCCTCGCCCGGGGCGGCACGCAGCAATGCGTCCCACTTGTTTTCAGGTAGGTCGCTGTGGGAGAGCGCGTGCTCAGCATCTATGGGCTTGTGGAGGCGCCAGTTCGATGGATCGACTGGGATTACTTTTCGGGGCATGACCTCTCGTCAACGGGTGGCGATAAGAACTCTTCTCCTATGATGCGTGTGCCCTCCGGATCGTAACCCGAAGCCTCACCTTTCTCCCACGCTTCGTCGTGGTCGATCCATCCAAGCATCTCCACGGTGTGCAACTCTGGCGCCACGGGACGCACCACCCACAGGATCAGTCCCTGCTCCAACTGGCGGCGCCGCACAGCGGCGCTGGTGCTGGTTCGTACCCGACGTACCTCAATGTTGTGCCCGACGTCTGGCAGGTGCCGGTACGTTTTGTGATCGCTTTTATGCCAGACGTGTCCCGACCAGTACTGGTTGGTGATCTTGGCGACAGCGAGTTCGCCGACACAGGCGGCGACCTGTGCCGTGCGGTCGTCTTCCATGCGTCTCTTGTCGTAGTGGGGGGCGTCGCGTTTACCCCAGTTCTCTATGTACCGACGTGCCCCGACATGAGATGCCCATTCGTATTCCCACGGCTCCAGTTGTACAACGATCATCCTGTTGCTCCCGTCACAGTTTGGTTCCCTCCACATGGTAGACCATCCGGTCGTCCGGATAGGCGACCCCGGTCAACCCGTCCAGCGTCGCCTTGATCGCATTGTCGACGTCGAACGTCAACGACGTCTTCGCACCGGGCATCTCTTCGATCTCCACCGTCTGGCAGTCCTTGTGGTAGACGATCCTGACAAGGACCGGCCCCTCAAACATTGGTCCGTCGTACGCATCGGCGACGGTCTTCTCGTAGGCGAGGGTGTCGGCTGGGGTGTAGACACGCCCCCGGCGTGTCATCCGGGGGCGCTTTTTAGGGCGTGGCCGACCTTCGACTATGAATCCGTAGGGTTCCATCAGCGACTGCTCCTTGTTGATTCGTATGCCTTGATAGCCAGTCGGCGCAGTTGGGTTTCCTGATCGGGGCGTCCGGAGAACTTCAGGGTGTGGGCGTTGTCCACGTCGATGAGCCATGAGACGGTGGTGTCTAGGGGGTGGCCGTCACCTGAGGCTATGCCAGCGAAGTGGAACAGCCATCCGTGTCGCCCGCGGCCTCGTCCTTGGTTGGAGGTGAAGACCCGGGCGGGTGGTCCTGCTTCGTACATTTCTTTCAGTATCCCCCACATGCGTCCGTCGTTTCGGGGACGGGTGGTGGTGGGAATGCGTGGCGCTGGTTCGTGTTTGAGGAGGGAGGCTGCTTTGATGTCGGCGATGGTGGCACGACGGGCGTTCGCTTCGTGGAGGAAGTCTTCCAGCGACATTGGCTGACCGTCTTCGTCAAGGATGACTTGACGGTCGTGTCGTTTACGCGCCCCCCAGTAGGGCAGTCGGACGAAGTTGCCGGGTGGTCCTTGCAGCCATTCGCTTTTGGGGAAGGGGGAGTCGGTGGGGACGTCGGCGATCTCTTCGGCGGCTTGGAGGCAGCGTCGCATGTCGGTGGTGGAACACCATGTGTCGGTGAACACCCAGACGTGTGCCCCTCCGGACCGGGTGCGTTCCACCCATGCGGGGATCCCTTGGACGTGGAGAACCATGCGGAGGCTGGTGGCGTAGTCCATCACCTCGTCTTCGGTTCCTTGTCCGGCGTGGTCGTCGCCGGAGGCGTCGATATCTATGCACCCCCATGAGCAGACCCACAGGTCTTTTTGCATGTCGGGGTAGGAACGAATCGTGGCGCCTTCGTTTTCCTTCTCCTCCCAGCCGCGTGGCCCGACGTGCTTGTTCAGCGGGTCGTACACCATCGGGTACACCCCCAACGCTATTTCGCCCAGCAGGTGTCGTCGGAAGTGGGTCAACGTCAGGTCTTCCCATACGGCGTGGGGGTGGTCGCCGGATTCTCCCCATGCGTGGGGGAATCCGTGGAACGTCATGTGGAACCATGAGGTCAGATCACTCATCGGTCAGCACCTGCTGACTCCACGCCTCCTGCCACGGGTCTATGAGAGTGCCCGCTTCGGTGATCTCCATGTTGAGGGTGACCTTGCGTCCGTCGAACCTCTTGTTCTTGACGAGGGCTACACCGAACGTCGATTCCAACCTCGTACGTTCTTCGTGATCCAAGCCGGGTTCTTCGTGAGGACGCCACACTGTAATCATAAAGTGCGCGAGGTCTTCACCGCCGTATCTTCCCGATTCGATCCCTAGAGCGGAGCCGCGGGAGGCCGATCCCCGGGAGGCTTGATGGACGATGATGGTCGCTGCGTCGTTCTTCATGCCGACGTGTTTCAACGCTCCGATCTTTGCCGGGTCGTCACCCAAGTCGGTGCCGTGGAGTTGGGATGCGAAGTCCCACACGAACACGTCGGGTTTACGCCCATAGTTTTCGCCGCTCCATGTGCCCAGCATGTGGTCAACGGCTGACACCATGTCGGAGTCCTCTGCCCCGCAGAGACGCAACGCTGTCTGGTATCGGGCAATCGTTGCCCGGTCGATGATCCGCAGGTTCCTCAGTTCAGTCTCAGACTGGTGCCGGATCGCTGCGAGGATCTGGTCGTCGCCTCGTCTGGCACGGTCGTAAACGTCGCGTGGGTTCAGGTTCAGGCGGACGCTCAGGATCTTCGACAGGACCATCAGGTCCGGTTCGTCGGGAGACATCCACATGACGATGGTGTTCGGGTTCTTCGCTACGGCGTTGACGAGGAGGACAGTTTTCCCGGTGTGGGCTTTCCCGGCGACAACCATCATCTCTCGCGGTTTGATACCGCCATCCATCGCTTCGTCTATTTCGTGGACGCCTAGGGACCACCGGTTAGAGGTGTCGGTGGCGTCGGTTATGAGTCGTTCGGCGATCTCGCCGCAGGTGGGCAGGTCTGGCGTAACGGGAGTGCGAGCCGACTCCAGCGGGGAGGTGCTGGAGTCGGCCCGAACCCGTTGGACGCGAGCCTGAGCCTCTTGGGCGCTCAGTCTCGCAGACATCTACCGCACGTACGCTGGTGGGCGCACGAACGAGTCAGGCAACTTGTCGAAGTCTATGGCGTGTTCAGCGAACGTCGCCAAGGCTGCTCCCCAGTCGCCTACCAAGTTTCGCTCCGGCTTCACCTTCGCATGCGGGTAGGTCTTGGAGTTGATGGGGCGGCCGTTGAGGTTCCCTTCCGACTTCACTGTCTGGTTGCAGTAGAAGTTGGAATCTCTGGAACCGAACGTGATTCCACTCATCCGCTCATAGTTGATGGCGTTGGCAATCGTCTCAAATCCATCCTGTCGAATCCACGGCGTCTTACTGAATGTCTGTCCGCCAGTGGACTGCCCTGAGCCAGCCGCAGGGGGCGCTGGAGGCGCTCCCACGGGTGGGGGTGGGGTAGGCATCACCTGAGTGCCGGGGATGGCGTCTACGACCGCCTGTGCGGTTGCCGTAGCCCAAGTGTTGCCGTTGATGATGGAATGCAGATCACCCCAGTGCGCCCGCACGTCTTCATAAGAGAAGACGGCGTTGCCCACCAGAGCAGCCATTACCTGTGCCGTCGCAGAGTTACAGTTCTGCGCGACAATCAACCTGTCTTTGTTATCCATTTGCATCCTCCGATGCTGCTCGTTTGCCCTTACATACGGACCAGCATGGTGCCCACTTCTCTGAGCACCACCAGCCCGCATCATTCAGCGGCCAGACCGTGAGGTCTGTCGCTTCCACGAGGCGGCATGCCGCTTCGATCTTTCGCCACAGGAACGAGAAGTCGCCCGGTCCGCGGTCGATGGTCATGGATGACGTGGCTCCACTGGAGCCGTGCATCACGAAGAAAGTCATCTGGGGCAATCCCATTGCCCAGCAGTACACGGTTGACTGGATGTCCCACCGCTCGTACTGCCACTTCTCTTTCGTGTAGTCACGCTTGGGAAACTTCCAGTCCACAACGCCATAGTTGGCATCTATGAGGTCTACCTGTCCCGCGAGGGTCACGACCCGCTGGTCGTCCTCGTAGAACACCTTCTTGAAACTTTCCTCCACCCGGTCGGTGGGGGTCAGGTTCGGATAGACGTCGTCGTACCAGCCATCCAGTTTTGTCTGCCCGACCGACGTCATCTTGTCGACGGTCTTGTAACTGTTCCACCCTTCGATGGTGGGGGTGATGTCAGACAGCCCTTGGTCGAAGGCTTCGACCATCGCATCGTAGGCACGGTCGGATGGAGTTGGACCGTCCTGCAGGCTGAGCACCTGTTCAACTGCGTAGTGACACGCCGTGCCCAAGGCCGCTCCGTCGCCTTGGATGTCGTTTACAGCCCCGCTCCAGATGAAGCGGGCCTGCTCTGGACACATGTCTAGTTTCTTCAGATCGGACTGGTGCCACACATGGTGCCACCGGCCTTCTTCGTTGTTGTAGTAATGCTTTCGGTTCACGGTTTTCCTCCCCGTGTCAAGGCTAGCCCCGCCCCCCCTCCGGGGGGCGGGAGCCAGCCTGCTGGCGCGAGCCTAGTCTGTTTACAGGCTCGCATGGTGGATGCCTCCAGTGGCACGGTGCCACTGAGAGGGACGGCGGGGATGGGGGCGAAAGGAGAACTCCCCCACCCCCGCCTGCTACCCATCAACCCCACGGTGAAACACCGTGTGAAAAGGGGTTGACGGGCCGCTCAGTTAGTCCAGCCAAGCCCCCTGTTCTGCCTCGCGGCTTGGTGTGGACAGTTCTTTGTCGCTAACGACGATTGCTGATCGGACCCACGGGTCGCTGATGCTGCTCTTCGGGTCCGCTCCGTGTGGTTCTAGGGTCATCATCTCGTTGGTCAGTACATCCAACGCAGGGTAATCTTCACTCAGTGTTGGGTGTCTACTAAGAAGATCAACCAACGCTTGTGTCTCCTCCTCTGTCTCCAAGATGATGACGGTTAGACCCCCGTCGTTGACTACGCAGGTCATGCTAGTCTCCTTTCGGTTTGCGGAATGGGATGACGTCTCCGTGCTCTTCGGGACTTTCAGTCTCGTCTGTGCCCATGACAT